TCCCTTTTTATGGCATTTCCAGGGGGGGGGGGGATTTTTATAAAGTTTTTCCCCCTTGTTATTTTTTTCTAACATAGTGTTGACAGTGTGTAAATGGTAGTATATTGTCAACAAAAAACTGAGGGATATCATGGAATACGAAGTACCAGAATATAGAAAAGAGTTTGGCGCGACACATAACAGTGCGTCAGGCGGTACGCAAACAGTAGATGAACACATCTTAAAACTGTACTTGCGTAAAGAATATAAGATGAACTTTCCTTTTGGTGCAAAGCCAAGGGCAGGACAAATTGTGCAGACAGCTTGTGATTTGCATTTAGGATTAGATAACTATTCACCCATCCAAGGGCAGAAGAAAGGCATCGACATAGACTTAGCTATTAATAAAGCTATGGCTGAGTTTATGACTTATAAGCCCAGAGATTGGGACGATGGTAGAGACATGGAAGACTATCAGGAAATCAAAACTCATATACCAATGATGGTAAACTATGCTGTGTCAGGCTTACAGGAATACTATGGTGATGCAGAGATAGAAGGTGAGTCACAAAGGTGGGTAGAGGTAGACGGAATTGATGTACCTACAATGCTTTTCTTAGACTATGCAGGTGATGGTAAGCAGATAGATTTAAAGTGTAGTTTTCCTATGCGTAACCCACTTAAAAAAGATGGCACTAGAAGCTGGCGCATACCAAAGCCAAAGACAGAACCAACACGACAGCAGGTATTGCAACAAGCTGTCTACTGGAAAGCAACAGGGTTTGCACCAGGCTTATTGTTTGTTACAGCCGATGGTTACAACATAGTAACTGCTGATAACTGCCGAGCATTGTCAGAAGATAGCTTGAACGAAGCGTGGAATGAAATCGTACATCGTTGGATGATAATCCAAAACTTATTGAAGGCTGCCAATGGCAACTGGAAAACATTGTTTGGTTTAGTACAGCCAGACTTTGCAACCATCTCACAGCGACATGGCAGTGAGATACTTAACATAGCTAAAAATGCATGGAGAATATAATGAATGCTAGAACAATAACGCTTAAAGAATTAGCTGACGAATTGGGGTACGATAACACCACTATTTCTTATGCAGTTAAGAAAGGTTACTTGCCAAAACCAGAGATTAAAATACTTACTCCTGGCAAGGGAAGGTCTTCTTACGCATGGAAAAGAAAAGATATCAAGGCTACTGATTGGTATAAGAAGAGACACATCAAGGCTCTAAGATTAAAGAAAGAAGAAGAACGACAACAAAAACATAAAGAACCAAGCATGAAAGATAGGCTGGATGAATTAGATTCTCTCGTTAGAAATAACGAACAGTTACGAGACACTTTAGAAGCGCGTTTGGAAGTAACAGAACATACTATCAGCCAACTTAAAGCTGCTTGGATAGTGTTCATGGATATGCAAGAAAAGATAGTATTACAAAGGGATAGAGAAAATGGCAGATAAATTAATAGATGCAATGGGATATGTGTCAGAGTTAAACAAAACTCATGGCATTAAACAAAGGGGCGGCAAGATGTACACACAAGTTGTGCATCGCATGGAAGCGTTCCGAACTGTGTTTGGACTACAGCTTGGAGTTGATACTCAGATTTTAGTTGACGATGGCAATCGTGTAGTTGTAAAGGCTGTCATTACAAACGCAGATGGTATGACTGTAGGCTCTGGAATGGCTGAAGAAATACGAGGGCAAGGTCATGTTAATACAACATCTGCGCTGGAAAACTGTGAGACATCAGCAGTAGGTAGGGCATTGGCTTCTATTGGATTGTCAGGCGGTGAGTATGCATCAGCTAATGAGATGGATGCAGTACCGCGCAAGGCAGAGGCATTAAAAGCGCAACCTTCTGAGGATACAGCTAAGATTATTACTAAGGTTAAGGAAGTGTTCCCTGAAGCTGAAGTAAAGATTGAACCAAAAGCAGAAGAGAAGAAGGAAGAAAAAGGTACGGATGAAGACCGAGATAAAAGTCTTTATGTACAAACCAAGATTAGATTAGATAAGGTGGGCGGTTTGTCTGGCGTTCATTCTTTGTTTAATGAAATGAAACCTAAGATAAAAGAAATACAGACTAGAAGCCCTGAACGCGCACAACATTTTGAAAAAATGTTCAGGGATTGTGAAGCCAAGTTTTTATAGGAGATTTTTAAATGGCTACTAATGATTACAAAAAGATTGCAACAATGAAACTTTGGAAAAACGATGCAGGTAAAGCCACGCATGGTAATGGCAGTTGGCAACCTTGGGTTGATGGTTCTAACACAGACATCACCCTGAGAGGAGACCAGAAATATTCTGTTCGCCTGTTCGATAATGAGGATGATACTGTAACCATACAAATCTCACAGAAAATGGATGCTTCCGTTAGTGTAGATAAGGGCTTGCGTAAAGTTGAGTCCAGTATTAGCCTTAATGATACATTAGATGATATTCCTTTTTAAGTAGGCTACTCCCTCCAGCGCTGCCTAGGGGTGCAGCTGATGCCTTGATGTGTGTGATGCCGAGCCTACTTTTTGTGTTGAACTTTTCCTTTCATACTACACAAAATTCGTTTACGGTTAATCAAGGCAACCCCTGACTTTAACAACTGTGAGTAACCAAGTGCGTAAACATGGTGAAAAAAGAGAAGACGGCAAAGTCTATTGGGGAAGAAAAACCAATGGAAGCGAAGAGTGGACTACGCACGAAAAGTTTTTAGACAGGAAGTTAAAGTCAAAACAAAGAGTCACCAAGTTAAGGAAGGCTCGCAAAAGATGGTTAAACATTTACAAAGTAGCAAAGGGTTGTGAGATATGTGGGTACAATGCCCACCCAAGTGGACTAGAGTTTGACCATTTACCGCAATATCAGAAGTGGAAAGACATCTCTTCTATAGTTGACTACAGTCTTAAAAATTTAATTAATGAAATTAGAAAGTGCAGGGTGCTTTGCGCCATATGCCATAGGATATTTACGGATGAACAAAGAAATAAAAAAGACACTGATGGAGTTTAATGAACTGTATGAAAAGAAACCACCATCAAAAACACAGGCAGAAAGAATATGGAACAATGGACTTAATCTTTTAGCTTGGAAGCTGGTGATGCTAACTAAACCTGTTGCATCAAAGAAAGGCAAAGAAATAAAAATACATCAAAAACCTTACTCAGTAACTTATACATTTGGAGAAAGCTGATGAACAAAGAACAACTATTAACAGCCGCACTTGACGCTGTAACTGTACGAGGCTCTGCCTATGGCGATGCTTATACTAATCACAAAAGAATAGCAGACTTCTGGTCTCTCATATTAGAAACAGAGGTACGTCCTGACCAGGTAGCACCTATGATGATAGGTGTAAAACTAGCCAGGCTAATAGAAACACCTGACCATCAAGACAGCTACGTAGATATAGCAGGGTATGCAGCAACAGGCTCACAAGTTAAGGACGATGAGAGACTAATAGAAGTGGGTAACTCAAGAACATTAGATGTTTAAGAAGAAACCTACTGCCCATGATATAGCAATGCGTAAAATTACTTGCGATTATTGTGGCAAAAAACATTTCATTAAACATGGTGACTGGGTAATCACTGCCAACAACAAAGTGTTATGCGATTATAGAAGATTGGATGATTGCTTTCACAAAAACTGGGAAAAAAACAAATGACAGTAGAAGAATTTAGACAAGAATTAAAGAGATTAAATGACGAAGTTATAAACTTTGAGGTTATGAAGGGAAAAGAAATAGGCGGCTTTGCGTCTTCTATAATAAGAACCAAGCTGGGCAAGCACAAATCTAACCTGACAAAACAACAATATAGAAATGTTAGTGGATGGAGAAAACACGGATGGTTATAAGAAACGGAATACCAATTATGTTTAAAGATACATCAACCATGAATCATGCTATGAAGACAACTAACTATGGCGATTTGTATGTCTTGGATGATGCAAAACAATACTATTACTTAACTAAGAAATTGGCTTTAAATAAATTCTATTATGTAAAGAAGAGGATGCCAGACAAGAAGAGTTATCAAGTAAGGGTATTGCCTGAGAAAATCTTTACGATGAAACTCACCACTTAGTTTCGCTGGCCCAAAAAGCTGCTGACATCTTGCCCTTCGATATGTTCTTCGCGTGTCTCGCTTTGAAACTTTTGCGTCTGGCTTTCCCTGCGGCAGTCTTTGGATTCTTTCCTGCACCGCTTACGCCTTGCTGCCCAAAACGTATAGTCTTTATCTTGTCGCCCGACTTGGCTACCACAACGTGACTTTTCTTTGGGTGGTTTGGTGTTCGCTTTGGCTTGTTGTAACCTGAAACTCCTGCGCGTTTTAATCTTGGGTCTCCCTTACGCATCGACCTGCCTCATTCTCTGCACTAATCTTTCAGCCCTGTTAGTAACCTGGCGATACCATTTGCTATTAACCATCTCATTAGCAGCACCCTGCCAATTTCTTGTACTAATATTAAAGTACATATCCTTAAAATTTTCAAGCCTAGGGTAGCCAAGATTAAACATCATATTAGCTATGATTAACTGCACTTCTTCAGGCAATAAATAGAAATCGTCATAGAGTCTTGTGCAATCGTTAAGCACCTGTTCAATGTCTGTTTCAAATGCTTCATTAACCCTTGTCTCAGATACCTTAATCCCAACATATGTATCAAGACTTAATGTTTTATACTCAGGGTCTTTCTGAGTAATAAGATGCCCAATACCAAAAGTAGGATAGCCAAGGTGGTCAAGGTATATCTCGTACTTACACCCTTCATCCTCGGCTAACTCTTTTCGTAGTTGGTCTACGTTCATTTCTTTTTCTTCTTCATCTTACTAGCCTTCTTTAAAATAGTTGGTTTGGTATAGTTTCGTGCCTTGTTTACAGTGTATTTCTTTTTCATTTCTTACTCT